GTATCTATAATGCTACACTCAATGGTGTTTGTTTGAATGGTGCTACTCTCTATGTTTACGGTTTACCAGTTTGCTCAGAATGTGCTAAAGGCGTAATTCAAGTCGGTATCAATCGTGTAGTCATATATACTCCAGAGATAGCAAAAGTTGATATTCCTGAAAAGTGGAAAGTATCTGGAGAACAATCTTATGCTATGTTCAAAGAAGCTAATGTGTCAGTAAATTGGTATGATAAAGTCTGGATTTCATAGATAGTAAAGGTATAAATTATGGTTAAAGATGTGGTTATTCTTTTAGGTCGAGGCATTGAAGGATGCGGTGTAACTAAATACACGGTTGAATTGTGCAAGTGGCTTGAGCAAAATAATAGATCTTATACTGTTATAGCCGCAAAAGATAAGAGATGGGCACGTAAAGAATGTCATAGCATTAATAACCTTGAAGAATATAAATTTGCTAAACCAGATGAAATTGAATCAATTATAAACCGATGTAATAAAGCTGATTGCGTTATTGTTAACTCTCTTCCATCTAAAACTAATAAACGTGGCAAAGGTCACGATGAAGCTTGTATTATTGGATTTAAAACAATACTTCAAAAAGTAATAAAACCATTTGTATTAATTCAACATGATCATACACATTTATCAATTAATCGCAACGAAGCTTTAATTGAAGCTATTGAAAAATCTAGTGTAATATTTTCTCATAGTGAAACTGGAGATTTTTCTGAAGTAGTGAGTCGGCTTTATGCAATAAATGGTTCATCATCATTACTTAGTTTTTTTGAAAATGAAGAAAAACCATTTTATACGTTTCAACCAGGAATGGATTTTGATAGTCTTAGATCTAAATATTGGTTACCTATTGAACAGCAAGATTCAAAAGCCAATAAATGGATTGGTCGTACTACTTCATGGAAAGGCTATAACATTATGATGAACTTTCATACTGATTATCTTAAGCCAAATGGATATTTGACTACACTTGAAGGAATTGAAAAGTCTCCTGCTTTTTTAGATTTTAAAGCCAATCATGAAGGAAAGTATGTAGACTTTATTACTAAAATGCATGATCCAAACGAAACTGATCTTACACCATATTATGGTGGTCATGCAGCATGTTTTAGCATATATAATAATAGTGAAATGTTAAAACGTGCAGCAAAAACTGCATTTTGTTATCAACTTTCTATTTTACACCCTAAGTTTATAAAAAGATCTATAGAATACACTCATTGTGAATTAGTTGCTGTTGGCACTGTTCCTATATTTCGCAAAGAATATGGAGATGCTTGTAAACATCGCATATATGATAAACCACTAATTGAATGTAAAAATAATGGAACAATTTGGCTTACAGAATCTACTATGAGTGAGTGCCTCAATACAATAAATAAATTATCATCTGATAATGTCATGAGAAACGAATATCGAGAAATGGCATATGAGTTTTATAAACTACATCAAGATTCAAGTAATGTGTTTGATGATTTAATTAGAAAGATTGAACAACATGTTTAAACACGCAACCATCATACCACTTATTGGTGGTGAGACGCTTGGTTCGATGAAAGCTTTTGGCACTCCACCTGAGTACCTAATGTCTTATAAAGCTTTTGCAAAGAATGATTCACATATCGTTAACTATTTTAAAAAAGAAATTCCATATTACGTACTTGATGATGGAATGAAACCTGATAAGAAAGTAGACGTAATCGGGTCGGTTTGCCCGTGTGCAGGATTATCGCTTTTATCCCAGGGTTATGGCGATAATAACCCAAATAACAAATGGCTACTTGAGACAACTAAATATGTCCTATCAGAACTTAAACCTAAAGTTCTTTGGGGCGAGAATGCTCCTCAGTTGATCTATAAAATTGGTGAAAACATTCGCCGACAGATGTATGAAACTGCCCGCGAAAACGGGTATTCAATGTCAATCTATAAAACTTGGTCACTACTACATGGCGTTCCTCAGATACGTGATCGTACATTTTATTTCTTTTGGCAAGGAGATAAGACACCGCTTTTAAACTATTATAATCGTCCATTCCAGAAGATTGAAGATCTTATTACCAGTGTTAAGACGACTAATCTAATGGAACCTATCAATCCTAAAACTCCAACAGATGATCCATACTATCAATTTGCATTAGACGTGGTTCATGGTGGTGTTTCTCATCGTGAGTTCTTTGATGTAGCGCAATCAGATCGTGAAATCAATGTAGCAATGTATATTCAAAAGATGGGATATAGTTATAAAGATGTTGCTGATTGGATGAATAAACGTAACCTTGATAAAGAAGTCACTAAGTGCATGTATAAATATAATAAACTTAATGATGGAAAAAATGTGATGCAACGTGGACTTACCGTACCTAAAGGATATATTGGTGCTTTTGTTAGTCATTATCCTGTGAATTTAACCCATCCATATGAAGATCGTTATATCACTTATCGAGAAGCTCTTTCTATCATGGGCCTGCCAGAAGACTTTGAGCTTCTAAACTATAAAAAAACCGTGAATCATATTTGCCAGAATGTTCCAGTACAAACAGCAGCTGACATGGCCACAGAAGTCCTTGAATACTTAAAAGGAAATCGTGAAATGTTGGATTCAACATACGTATTTCAGTTTAATAAAACACAGACACATAAAATTATGGATGAAAAACAAAGCACCTTGGAGAGTTTTTTAAATGACTATTGATTATAAGTATGATGAAGATCGTAATGTTAAAGATATTATGGAATATATCAATGCAACATACACACAGCACTATAGCGGCAAGTACCAAGCAACCGATATGATCATAGATGCAGGTCATGGTACTGGTTTTTGTATTGGTAACATCATGAAGTATGCCAAGCGTTATGGAAAGAAAGATGGTTATAATCGAAAGGATCTAATGAAGATCATTCATTATGCAATGATTCAGCTTTATGTTCACGATATGGAAAATATTGTACAAAAATAGTAAACTATGTTAATATTAGCAAACCCTAACAAAGGAGAATTGAATGAGTAATTTTCAAATCAAAGTCCCAATTGAAGATCTTCGACAAAGAAAGATCTTTCTAGCCGTACCAATGTATGGTGGTCAGTGTGCGGGTATGTTTACACGATCAGTTGCAGATTTAACTTCATTGTGTACTCAGTATGGAATCCAACTTCAGTTGTATTTCCTATTCAATGAATCGCTAATTACACGTGCACGTAATTATTGTGCTGATGAATTTATGCGATCCAATGCAACACATCTAATGTTTATTGACAGTGATATTGGATTTAATCCAAATGATGTCATTGCTCTATTAGCTCTTCAGGATGATTCTAGCCCATACGATGTAATTGGAGGCCCTTATCCTAAGAAGTGCATCAGCTGGGAAAAGATCAAACTAGCAGTTGATAAAGGTGTTGCGGATGAAGATCCAAACCGGCTTGAGAAGTATGTTGGCGACTACGTATTTAATCCTAAATCAAACCAGGGCCAAATTCCAATCGGTGAACCAGTTGAAGTATCTGAAATTGGTACCGGATTCATGATGATTCGTCGTCGTACTTTTGAGAAATATCAGGAAGCTTTCCCACAGCTATCTTATAAGCCTGATCATGTACGCACTGAGCACTTTGATGGTTCACGTGAAATCATGGCATATTTTGATTGTATTATTGACCCTGAGTCTAAGCGCTACCTATCAGAAGATTATATGTTCTGTTATAACGTACAGAAGATGGGTGGCCAGGTTTGGTTCTGTCCTTGGATGCAGTTACAGCATGTAGGCACTTACATCTTTGGTGGATCTTTGGCAGACCTTGCTTCAATTGGTGCCGCGGCTACTGCTGATGCAAGAGTACTTAATAAAGTTAAAAAGTGATAGGAGAATTATATTATGAAATTAAGTCCTAAAACAATCTCGGTGCTGAAGAACTTCAGCACCATCAATCCATCAATCATGTTTCGTGAAGGACATGTACTATCAACTATGTCGCCAACACGGACTATCATCGCTAAAGCTATGGTTGATGATACCATTACTAACGACTTTTGTATAATTGAACTGAATCGTTTCTTAAGTGTATTGTCATTGTTTAATGATCCGGAGTTTATCTTTAATGATAAAAACTACGTTAAGATTACTGACGGCAAGCAAAGCGTAAATTATATCTTTGGTGAACCGGATCATATCATTCTTCCTCCTAACAAGGAAATGAAAGCAATTGAATCATATTATGAATTCGATATTACACCTGAACAGCATCAATCCCTGATGAAAGCTGCAGGTGTTCTTCAACTACCAGAAATATCAGTAGTTAGTGTTAATGGTGAAGTATTCTATCGAGCAGTTGATGTAAAAAATCCAGTCAATAATTCTTTTGAGATTAAAGTTGGAGTTACTGATAAGGCATTTAACATTGTGTTTAAATCAGAAAACATGAAAATTATGAATGATGCTTATCACGTTACTCTTGCGCGTGGAATTGCTTCATTCAAGTCCAGCACTATGGAGTACTGGATCGCAATTGAATCTAACTCAAAGTATGAGGGTTAATGATGATTGAACAAGACAAGAAAGAACTTCTTGGTGTATTGACTGAAGTTTCTAATTCTCTTCTTCGGATTAAGTCCGAACGAGAATTTATCAAGGAAGCTATTGACGCCGCTGCTGAAAAGTATGATATGAATAAGCGGATCTTGCGTAAGATGGCTAAAGTATACCATAATAATTCATTCACTGATGAAATAAATGAGATGGAGGAGTTTCAGGCACTATACGAGTCTGTGGTTATTATTTAATTGATTGGAGTTTTATATTATGATTCGTGATGATTTTTTGTGGTCCCAGCTCTATAGACCTAAGACTATTGAACATTGTATTCTACCGGTAGGGTTAAAGAGTACATTCCAACAGTTCGTTGATAAAGGTACAATTCCAAACATGCTCTTGACTGGTCGTGCTGGTGTAGGTAAGACCACAGTAGCACGCGCCATGCTTGAGCAGTTGGAATGTGACTACATGATTATCAATGGTTCAATGAATGGTAACATCGATACTCTTCGTACAGATATCAGCCAGTTTGCTTCTTCTATGTCCCTTATGGGAGGAAGAAAGTACGTCATTCTAGACGAGGCTGACTATCTAAACCCCAATAGTACTCAGCCTGCTCTAAGAAACTTCATGGAGGAGTTCTCAAAGAACTGTGGGTTCATTCTTACTTGCAACTTCAAGAACAAGATCATTGAACCTCTTCATAGTCGATGTACGGTAATTGATTTCAAGATTCCAAACAATGAGAAAGCTAAGATGGCTTCTCAGTTTATGAAGCGATGCAAGGGTATTCTTGAGGTTGAAGGTATTGAGTTTAGTGATGCGGTACTTGCTGAACTGATCAACAAGTACTTCCCTGATTGGCGTCGTGTTCTAAATGAACTTCAGCGTTATTCTGCTACTGGTAAGATAGATAGTGGTATCTTGTCAAACCTTGGTGATGAGAGCTTCAAGCAATTGTTTGAGTTCTTAAAAGCCAAATCATTCAGCAACATGAGAAAATGGGTTGGAGAGAATAGTGATATTGAAACGTCAGTATTGTTTCGTAAGATTTATGATGCTGCGGCCCAATACATCAAGCCTTCTTCAATTCCTCAGCTCGTGCTAATCATCGGCGACTATCAGTTCAAAGCTGCGTTTGTAGCCGATCCAGAAATTAACATAGTCGCCTGCCTAACTATGATTATGACTGAGTGTGAATTCGTATGAACCCGTTCGATTATGTGAATGCCATTAACGACAATAAGAAAAACTTAATGGTAGGCACGGAAAATGACGAGTTAGCTGAAAAGGGATATGCACCCTTTATGGTTAATAAAGCATTATCGTATTTTGTTGATACTATCTTATACGCTAATGAGATTAATCAATATGCTCACATTGATAATAAACTCCAGTTTGAGTATTACCTCAATGGTATACCTAAAAAGAAAAGATTTAGTAAATGGGTTAAGAAAGAAAAGAATGATGATCTTGATGTAATATGTGAATATTACGATTGTAACTACATTCGAGCCGCCGAAATTCATAAAATAATAAATAAAAGTAATATTGATTTTATGAAACAAAAATTACAAAAAGGCGGAGTGATCAAAAAATGAGTGTAGTTGAATCTTTGGTTGAAGTAAGTCTCCTAGAACAAGAAGATTTTTTAAAGATCAAAGAAACATTGACTCGTATCGGCGTAGCATCAAAGAAAGATAATACGTTATATCAATCATGTCATATCCTACATAAGCAGGGAAAGTACTATATTGTACACTTTAAAGAACTGTTTATGCTAGATGGTAAACCATCTAATTTCTCTGAAGACGATATGTCCAGAAGAAACACTATTGCTACTCTATTAGAGCAATGGGGTTTACTTAAAGTTGTACGACCAGAGTATATTGCAGAACTAATGGCTCCAATTAATCAAATTAAGATCATCTCTCATAAAGAGAAAGATGATTGGCAACTAGTTGCTAAATATAACATCGGAAGACGAAAATAAATGAAAACTTTAAATCAGTTTTTAGATGAAAATACATTAGACAAAATAAAACAAAAAGGTTTGTGGAAAATGATTACACATCATGAAACCCAAGCTAAAAAAACTAAAAGCGATATAAAAAAAGATCATCATTTAAAAATGGCAGATAAATTGCGTAGTCAATTAAAAACGAACCAAGATATATAAATAGAATCTGAGATTGCCATGCCTTCGGGGTGGCACGTTTGGCAGTAACGTATAAACTGCCAATATATTAACCTTGCTTAACAGGAGGTCTTATGACTAAGACATACTTTGTCCCAAAGAATTGGGATGCCTTCAATTCGTTCTTTGTTGGATTTGATCATGTTTTCAATGAAGCTTCAAAACTTCATGATGACTTCACAAAGAGCATTCCCCATTATCCTCCGTACAACATCAAAAAACTTGATGAAAACAAGTACGCAATCGAGCTTGCAGTAGCTGGTTTCGGACGTTCAGACATTGAGATTGAGTTCGTCGAGGATAAGCTAGTCATCAAGGGCAATTCCAAGAATGACGACGCTAATCCCTATCTTTATAAAGGTATCAGCACTCGTGCTTTTACGAGAACTTTTTCACTGAACGATTCCATCGAGATTAAGGGCGCTGAAATGCTAAATGGTATTCTTCAGATTATTCTGGAGCGTATTATTCCTGAGCATAAGAAACCCAAGAAGATCGATATTAAAGAGCCAGTAACTACGACTAAACAATTTCTTACGGAGGAAAAATGAGTAAACTTTTACAAATTGGTCTAGCTGTAGTAATGTGTTCAATGCCTATTGCATTTGGATCATTACTTGCAACTAATCTTTCGTTATCTCAGCCAGAAATTATGGGTTAATTGAACTGGAAAGGGGAGAGCAACGCTCCCCTTTCTTTATTTGCCGGTATATGGTTTATGTGAACCATCTGGCTGAACGTGGTGTGCATAGAATTTAACATTAGGATGATGTTCTTTTAATTTTAGAAAATGATCTAGATTTCCGGTATCATCATCATACATATGAGCTTCGCTTGGATTATGTGTTTTAATATATCCACTTATAATCTTAGCTTTTTTCTGAGGACCACTTCCTGGAGAAGTAATATTTCCAGCTCTTAATATGTGAATCTTCTTCATATTGACACCTTGTTTTGCAAAAGTGTCAACAAATTTATCTTTGTCATCTAAATTAGCTCTTGCGGTATTAAAAATAACTTTGTTATTCTTATTAGCAGAAGTTAATCTTACATGACTAATCATAGGTTTAATGGGTTTAGATTCTTTATTAAATTTTTCAGCTGATCTGAATTCGCCAAAATCATAAGAATGACCATGAGGTAAAGATGTTCGTGAACTTTTTGCATATTCATGAGTATTTAATGTTTTAACTATTTTACCAGTATGATCCTTTACATGAATTTTAGCAGTAGGTCTTACTAGTGTGTCATCAATGTCATAAACATGCAATGCGTTAGCTTTCTCTATGATATATTCTTTGAATGTTTTCATTGATTATTTTCTGCGTCTGCCCGCCTGACCTACTGTGTAAGCAAGTAAGGCTGAGCCTAATGCTAATTTACGTTTTGTTCTTTCTCTTTCTTCTTCGGGCGTTCTCTCTGAAGAATGAGAAACTTCATGTGAAGGTTGTTTCACGGTTGGTTCTTTCTCTTTAGCATGAACATTTCCTACAGCTAAATGAGCACCGAGAGTAGCAGCTCCGGCTATTTTAGCGGCCCGCTTTGCTCTATCGCCCCATTTACCTTCGTCTAAATCATCTAATTGTAAGGTTTCAGCATAATTTCTAAATTCTTTTAACGTTTTCATCTTAGACTCCTAAAAGTACGTTTCTTACGATTTTCTAAACCAATTGTGCCACCATTAATTTCTTTTAGTTAAAACTAAAATGGCGTCGTCGTTGATTCCCCTTTCAACTAAAAGTCAGTTTACTTCTTATATTTGTGTTGTAAACGGTTCTGCTTATATCCAAAAATTGTTTTTGATCTTGAGCAGACAAGTTAACGCTGCCAATATTATTGGTACCCGCTGGTAGCGCATTTGTAATACCGGTAACCGCAGCAACTGTGCTTATAGTAGATAACGTTAGACCGCCAGCAATAGCATCAAGTATTATTCTCTGCCTATTTGCAGAATCGTTTGCACTCTGACTTTCTAATAGTTTTAACAGTCTCCGTAATAAAATTAACTGCTCAGCTTGTTGTGGGTCTATTATTGAATTCTTGTCATTCTTTAATTTGATACCCATTGGACTTATACTAGATGGGTATCCAAAAGGCGGAGATTCCGAAGAAAATGCTGCTGAAATTTCCGATGCTGTTAATGCACCTTGATATATTCTAAAGGTGCTAAATGTTATGTCTCCACCATACTGATATTGATTAGGAGATGACGTTGTATAAATACCTGAATTTAAAAACCAGTCACCACCATAAGTTGCAAAATCAAAAACAGGACTTGCCGCCCCGGTTATCACGGTAGAGCCATCTAACTTGTCATTTACAAATAAACTCATTTCACCATC